TGGCCACCCAGTACGGCACGTAATCGGGCAAATCCTCAATCCGGATGTAATGGCTCCCTTCAGCGCTCAGCCAGTTCCAGCTGGCGTAAATTCCATTATACTGATGGCCATAATCGGTCAAGCGGTTGATGAACGCCCGGCAGCACTCCGTTACATCACCGTTCAACATCCGCTTGCTTTCCGCATCGTACCAAATTCCCAAGGGCGGAGTCTCCCCGCGCAGATATTCTTCCAGCCATGCGGCCACCTGGTCAGCCTCGTCCACAGCTTCATCGTAGGTACATGCATGGGCAAAGTAGTACACACCATACTGCAGACCGTATTCCACGGCTTTATTAATATGGTCGATAAACATATCATCAAGGTGAGCATGTTCGCCAATCTTCAAGATAACGCCCTCGATGCCAGCCTCCTTGACTGCTTGCCAGTCTACATTTTCCTGCCATGCACTGATATCAATTACCTTCATTTGTGCTTTGCTCCTTTCATTTGCGAGGTTGAATTACTTGGCTGCGAGGTTTTATTGTTTCTTCTTTCCACACCTGTCCGGCCTGTAATTTCTTGGAAATGGGCACATCTCAAACAGACTGTACTCCATCTCCTGCACCTGCCCCACATAAAAGCCCTGCCGCCTTGCTACATAAGCAAAGGCGGCAAACTTGTTGTATAGTTCTGTCCATGCTAAGCCATTCATTTCTCCCCCTTGTTCTCCCGCGCTTTCTTTTCACGAGACAGTTGTTCCAAAGAATTCAGGATAAACGATGGAATCGGCACGCCGACTTTGGCCGCATTTTCCGTAATCGACAAACCTTCATTGGCAATATAAAAGAAGGTCGTCATGGTGCAAATCTCATGTATGCTTAGTGCCCTGTCCATTTCATTCGCCATCACCACCAAAAGAAATATGAAAACTTTTCGGGCAATGCCGATAAAGCCCTTCTTGCTGTTGGCAGCCAATTCCGGATTGATAAAAGCCGCCAGTACGCCACTGGCATAGTCAATGGCCATCATCACAACGAGAACTTCGGTCATATTGTTCCACGCGCCCCAAATATGACTGGCCAATATCCCAAACGCCCCCACCACAGCGCCCCACATGGCTTCCAAGCGTACGGGAACCATCGATTTGAAAATCTCTGTAAATATATTCAAATTGAATTCCTCCTTTCAAAAGACGGCTATTTTCGCCGCCTCTCTTTGCATTTAATACATCCCCCTTGACAATATAGGTTTTATCCTATATTCTATTGATATAGGATAAAACACATATTTAAGGAGTCCGTATGTCTGATTTTCAAGTTGAGTTTTATACCCTCCCTAACGGCGATAAACCTGCTAAAGATTTTGTCCTCGGGCTGGACAAGAAGATGCGTGCAAAAATGCTTCGCACCATTGAAACACTGGAAGATAAAGGTAATCTCCTTCGTGAGCCCTACTCCAAGCATTTGGACGACGGTATCTTTGAACTACGTGCCAAAGTCGGCAGTGACATTTCCCGCGTTATGTATTTCTTTGTGATAAATCATGAAATCATTTTAACGCATGGCTTCGTCAAAAAATCTCAGAAAACGCCGAAAGGCGAAATTGACCGCGCCAAGAAGTATCGTAAGGATTATCTGGAAAGGAAGAAGTAAAATGAGCGAGTTTCGTGAATTTCTCAATGAGCAACTAAAAGACCCTGAACTCAAGGCTGAATATGATGCCTTGGAGCCGGAATTTGCCATCATCCGCGCCATGATTGATGCACGAGAACGACAAGGCATCACGCAAAAAGAGTTAGCTGCTCGTACTGGCATTGCCCAGGCTGATATCAGCAAATTAGAAAACGGCAATGCCAATCCATCCATCAGGACACTTAAACGCCTTGCCTCCGGTCTTGGCTGCCGCTTGAAAATTGAATTTGCCACACTTTAAATCAAAAGCCTGCTAAGACATATCGGCAGGCTTTTAATTTACAAATTAATGTAAACTACGGATTGCGCTACCGTATTTATGATTTCCATGTTGACCACCACCTTTAATGCGCCGAAATAGCAATTTCGCTGTCTGATTTTGATAGTTAATACGTCCAGCTTCTATCGTTACCTCTGCCGACACGAATAGCTTTTATTGTGTTATTATCGTAATCAATACAGAATGTATCAAAAGCCTGTTCTGTAATCGTGTCTCGCACAGTTCCATGCCCATCATCACTATATGCGGCATCACACGTTGTTGTTATACTCAAAACATTATCATCAACGTGACTTTCATCATGATGGCTATGTCCTGTAATATGACAAATAAAGTTATTTGTCGTCCCCGTAAAGTCTTTTACTGCGGTTACTGTTCCGTTATTATAAGACAAATTCCTTTTATTTTTTAATGCTATAGCAATCTCATGAATCACATCTTGAGAATTGTGATAACTTGTGAGGGTGGGGGCAGCAGGTACATGAGATATAAATATAATATTCGTATCTTCAATATTAAGTGCATCATTTAGTAACCAATTAATTTGCGGCTGGCTTACTGTAAAATAAACACCCCATGCTTCATCAGTGTTCGCAGCCTGTGTGTCAGTACTATCCAACATAATTATGCGTGTTTTGGATGCAGGTATATCAATATAATAATACAAACGACCATTTCTTATAGTTTTATTATATGCTTCTGTTCTGCGTAACAAATAACCATAAGTAACACCGAATGGAGCAGTATAGCCAGAAGTATCTGAAGCATCGCTGGAGCCTTTAATGGTAAAATCATGATTTCCTCTGATTGTAAACACACGATTTTCACCGATATACCCCATATACGACAGAAGCGTATCTCCGTTTTTTTTACAATCAGATTCACTGCCGTAAGCGCCGGGATAATCTCCACCTAAAAGAGCAAACGGAACACTACTATTATCGAGGATATATTTTATGAGATATTTACTGTTTAACTGGTTACTAGGAAAGTGTAAATCCGTTGCAAAAGCAAAGCTACATCCATTAGAATAGCCGGAGTTATTTATAATTGATGTTGTCTTGTCTTTTATATGATTAACATAATAACTCGGCATACCTCCTACATCGTCCGCTTGAATCTTATCGTGCATACTCATTATATTAACTGTATGAATACGCGCAGGATAATAGTTAAGCGCATAACAATTTACATACATTTTTACGGCTTTTTCAGGAACATCAACATATCCCTCAAAAACATCACCAATCATAACGCCCGTAATAGGTGCATTGATAATTATATCATTTTCGTCAGCAAACAAAACGTACTGTATACCGATGTTACTGGTTCGTTCAATCGAAATCGCGTATTTAATTTGTGGCGAACAGTCAACAACTGCATATTTCCAATATGATTTAGATGTATCAACAGTTACCTCCTTGCCTATCGGTGACAAACCTCCAGATTGACTAAAACCAGCTATTCCTGTTGAAAAAGTCCCAATGTTGGCAGATGATATTGTGTAAAAACCTTCGCCAACAATCCGACATAAATTGTTAAGTTTTTTACTAATACTTTCCAATTTTAATTCTTGAATTTTTGCAATCCTTTTTGTTGATGTTGTATACTCGTATGTTTTTATATACAACCTACTAGCACCAGTTGGAGCTTTAACGATAAAATCTTCGACAACATCTTCGTAAGATACGCTATCAATATATGCGTCTAATACTGTCAAAGACTCATTAACGAATACACAATAGCAACCGACGTTAGGATTAGGTGCGCGTTTTACTGTCACCGCATAAAATTTTCCGGGTGTACAATTAATTGCTGCATGTTGCCAATAATCAGGCGAAGTATTAATTTTCAACGTGTCCCCAACGTTTGTGTTATCAAGAGAACCTGCTACAAAATCTTTTGATGTAAAAATATCTGTATACCCACCGTTCCCCGAAATGCTAGTAGGTGTTGCTTTTTCTATTTTACTAAACGATACATTATTACCAGTTTCAAAACTGTTAACATACATTTTTGTCGCATTTTTAGGCACTTCAACAATATGTGTAGTTTTATCGCCCGAAGTAACGCCGGTAATTACTTCTTTGACAATAACACCATTACCATCAGTAAATAAGCAATATGTCCTTCTAAAATTAGGTGCTCGAACAATAGAAACCGCATACGTTTCACCCTCAAAGCAATTAATTGAAGCATAACTCCACGACGAACTTGTTGCTATTGAGATAGATTTGCCGATTTTATATACATCATCGTTTTGAGTAGTAGCCAAACCACTAACAAAAGAAACAGGGATATTAGTCAACAAATAATCAACTTCACTATCTGTAATTTCTTTTGCTTTTAACAAATTGTCGTATATACTATTTTCGCCGTATTCAATTATTTCTCCATATTCAATGTTGTCTACATTTTCATATGTATTAAAATAGACATACGCAGAATTTGATGGTGCTTCAACAATTTTCTCAATCGTATCTTCTGTTGAAACACTTCCAATCTGTGACCTATCCAAAATAATAAAATTGCTATCCGTAAAAAAGCAATAACCATCAACATTAGCATTTGGCGCTCTCCTGATTTTAACTTGATACATCGTTCCCGGCGTACATGGCAATTTTATAAATGCCCAATACTCTTTTGTCCTGTCAATGGTTATTTCATTGCCGACATTACCTGATACGTTTCCCATTGCTGAAAAATATTTAGTTTCAAAAACAGTTTCATAAAAAGGCTTACCCAGCCTATCACCTAAAATCTTAGCGTCAGCCGCCGCACCGTTAATTGTTAAAGTCTTATCCGTTTCCAACGCAGTAGCATTATATACGCCACCGCTCACCCATGCAGTACCATTGTAGTAGTACCAGTTGCCATTGGTATAACCGCTTTCAGATCCTGTGTAAACATAAATTTTTGCCGTATCAGTCATCGCCGTAGTAGTTGCCGCAGTAAAGGGGTAGCCGTAACCATGCTTCATTTGCGTAAGAATTTTATCCCCTAGTGCATTCACATCAGCTTTGGCCGTATCCCCAGCTTCTGCCACATCGTCAATCCCCTGGTTAACCGCAGCCCTTGCCGCCTCCACGAGAGCCGCATCATACTGGTAGGCTTTGGGCACCCCCAGCGGGACAATTCCCTGATTCAGTTCTTTGGCCAAGATATCCGATTTAATTTCAATCGACATGTGAAATCCCCCTTACGATAAACTTTGATGGATAGAGAAGTGTCATGTGCAGGCCGGTTCTAGTGGTCATGGATATGTCATACCAATAAGTACCCGGCTTCAATTTGCGCATATCTGCTGCCGAGCCATAAGGCGATATGACATTATTGAGACTGTCCACACCGCAGGCCAGTTTGAGTACTGCTGCAGCATCCTCCAGCTTTTCTTTGATACTGAATTTTATGGTTTCTGTGCCGTCCAGCACATAGCCATCTTTATCCAAGTAAAACAGCGTAGTGAAGGTATCACCCTGATTCACCATGATGGTTTTGTCCTTGATTGTTATCATATAACCGCCCCCTACGGAATGGTAATGGTTGTCGTTGCCGCAATGCCGGAGATACCCGCCTTATTTACCGCTGTTACATCGATAACATGTCTCCCTGCCGTAAGCCCGGACAACTCAAATGTTGCATTAAGCGCACGGTATTCAGACGAATCATCAACCAGAATTCGATAATACTGCAGGTTGGTATTGGTAATCTCGTGCCACGTCAGTTTTACGCTTGACCCCGATACTGTAGCGGTTAAATCCGCAATTTCCAGTCCGGCAATCATACTGATCATGTTCGTGATGGTTATACTGACACCGGGGCTTCGCATAATGCTGTTGACGGTTACCACTTTGACATAAGCCGTATCTTCCGGCACATCCCCTGTATACTGGGTGCCATCTATGCTGACCAGCATATCCCAGTTCACATTATCGTTTGAGGTAAATATCTGGTATGTGCCCAGGCTTTCACGTTCCCAGGAAATATCAAGCCTGTAATGAATTGTGCCGTCAGCGGCCATATACTGATATTTCATCGCAGATAGCCCGCTGGCATTCTTAATCGTTGCACCCTCTGAGCTATATTGCGGTTCCGGAATGTCGTATTCCTCATTGTAGATGCGCTCATCGTATTCAATGCACTCGATGGTACGCGTGAAATCCTGCGCCCTAGAAATGCTTTTTACGACGAAAGGTTTGGCGCCTACCGTGGCCTGCGCTAAATCGAAAATATCCTGCTCCTGCGGCGGGTCTGCTTCATGGATTGAAGCCAGCTGTACTTTACACCAGCCGTCTTCATTTTTGAGAATGGTCACTGCCGAAGTATAGATATTATCGTTAAGGGTTCGGTACTGGATACGGTAATCTCCCTCCGTGCTGTCCAGTTCTACCGGCAGCAGTAAGGTGTTGCCATCTACGCGATGGATACGGCCCGACTTCGCCCATCGGGGCACATCATGAGCTACAAGGATAACATCGCCCACCGTACAGGCTATTGCATCGATATTCGCTTCAAAGCTGATGGTGCGGCGCAAGTACAGGTTGCTATACAGCTGATACATGCCCTCGCGGTACGCCTGCTCATAGCTGGTGATGCCGTCGAAGGTAGCCTGCGCGGTTTTCTCCTCTGCATCGGTATCGTAGGTATCCGAATAGATGGTGATGGTTTCCCGGTTATAGTCGTTTGCGGCATCCATATAGGTCAGCTCGACACAGTTTGCACGGTCCGAGGTCTGCATGAATTCCTCTTGAAAGGAACCGGCGATAATATTGCCCATACCGAACATCTGCACCGGTTGCTGGGCATGGTCATAAATACAACCGTATCGGGTACCGAAGCGGATAACCTTGCCATGGCCGACAGCCGCAATGTTATTATTTATGGTGGCCAGCATTTCCCCGACGGTATTCAGTTCAATGTTGACCTTATAGTTTTTCTCCCGGCAAAAATCCGCCCATGCCTTGAACTGGTCATAGAGCATATACTTAGCAGGAATTCCCCGCACATCATACTCCCATGCCCCGGTATTGGCGTCCTGCAGGTAACTGCATTGATGCAGGACATCATAGCAGGCCCATGCCGGATTATCGCTGGCCTGCTGTTCGTAGGCTTCCGTTGTGGGATTCCAGATAAGCACATAGGGCCTTGTTTTGAGGAATTTCAGCGTAGGTGTGCCGCTCAGCTGGTCCGTGGCCAACGCCTTGATGCCGATAAGCGCGATATTGGGATAGCTGAAATCATCATGGACAATGGAGGTCAGCGATGACCACCAGCAACGCACTGCAGCCCGGGAACTGTCCACATCATGACTGCGGGCTGTGACCTGCATCCGAACCTCATAGGCAGCTGACTCTAACGGGTCAATGCGGAATTCCTTGCGCAAGGCACTGGATTGATGTGCAGTAATCCTAGCGCCTTTATGAACTACGGAGAAGGTTCCCGTCGTTGCACTGGCACTGACCACGAAATCGCCAACCTCAGCCTGTTCTTCGCTTATCCTGATAGTTCCACTCATCTGCGAGCCGTCCGGATAAGTGATTGTTATCGTCTTGCTACGCAGTTCCTCCGGGTCATGTTGGTCAACAACGACAACGCTATACTGCCCTACAGACGGCATCCTGCCGTTAATAACCGATATTCCCACTGCCCCAGACGATATATCTACGCCATAAACAAATGGTATCCAGTTTTCTGTCCCTGCCTTCCGATACTCGCCCAGTATTTCCACCCAGGCATCATCAAGGCCGCCGCTGTCATTGGCATAGTTCAGGCCATTGGAGAATTCCACCTTGGTGATAATCCCCTCCGAAGCGTTGCCGGGAACGGTATCCACTCGTTCCTCTGCCAGTAACTGGTAGCCCAGCTGTTTGGTGCTGTAGGTATCGTTGAAGTTGGGAATAACGGTCTGCGTATTCGTGCCCTCGCGGGTTTCCACCGTCAAATCCTTGTAATAGCTGGCGGCATTGTCATTCAGCTGGATATTGCTGATTGTTAACGGCCCTTCGCCGGCAGCCACCAACCAATTGAGATATTCCTTGTTATCCAGGACATCCACAAACTTGCCAATGGTCTGGCCACCGCTCTGCACCGTTCCATAGGTCAGGGCAATGGAATTATTCTGCCCTTCCATAGTCTGAATGCCGTCCCAGGAATAGGTGGCGTCATTCTTAAAATCACCGAAGTTTCCGGTATCGACCTTTTGCCCGAAGACACGATTAATCAGCGTGCCGCCGATAAACATTACGGCTGCAGACGCCATTACCGCTCCCAATGCCCCCTTAGCAAAGAATGAGCCAGCTTTTGCCCATAAACCACCGGCTATACCACCTGAGAATACCGACAGTGCAATCATGGCAATGGTACCCAGTATATTTTTCCCGCTGTCACCGCCCATGACTTTCGGGTAAATGACCGCAAAGGAATCATCCGGAATTACCACATCCGGCTCTATCGGCTTACTATTGACCAGAATATCTACATTGGCACATGCCGGCATATACTGCCGTAACACTTCATCCGCGGTCCTGCCAGCTTCCACAGTATGCAGTTCCCTTCCGTTCCAAGGCTCGAACGGATTTTTGATTATCACCAGTTTAATCATCAGAATCACCTACATACTCATAAAAGCCCTCGATTACCAACCGCCATGCCGGTGAATCGATGCGGTCAACACATACGCCGATATTCGAGCGTATATGGATAAACTGACCATTGCCGATATAACAGCCGGTATGATTGACAATACCGCTGGGCGTGCCAAAACGGATGGCCATCAAGCAGGGCACCGGCAGTTCTTCACCTTTCCCGATTCTGCGCCAGTTTGAGGTAATTGCCGTTTTACTGGTAATCAGTGCATTGACCTTTTCGAGGTCATCAAAATCTGCCGTATAGTCCGGAATGGTCATGCCATATCTTCGATATATCTCCTGCACCAGACCATAGCAGTCAAAACCTTCTTCCATGCTTCTGCCCCGGTTGGTGAACTTAACGCCAATCAGGTCCCTATACTGAATCAATGGACATACACTCCCTTCTGATCTATTCCCTGAAAGCCGCCAAAGCGGGCGGAATTGTTCCTTGCCCTGCAATCCGTCAGCGTGTGATTGCAGTTACTTTCTGTAGACTGGCACCCGCAGCGAATGCCCTTGTACTTGAACGGGCAATTATTCTTCATATACCGATTCAACGGCCGGCGGGTTCTGCTGCTGTACTCATTTCCCAGCGTAAAGATGATACTCTGCTGATTGACTGTGGTTTTGGTCACCACAAAATATTCCTCCAGCTCCGGTTCCGGTGCGGAAAGATTCTCTGTATTGACCACCCGGATAATGACCTGGAAACCATTAGCACCTTCAGCCTGTTCCACCATATACTGCAAAGCCTGTGAGGTATTGTCGATGGTCAGCGCCACATTCGGGTCACTGTCATCCGTTTGTTCGCGAATTTCGCCAAGTTTGAAAGGAAACGCCTGCCAAAGCTCACCATTCCAGATAATATCTTCCGTGTTGTAACAAATCCTTGCCGAGTCCTCCGGCAACTTAATTTCCAGCAGAGGGATAAAACTGGAATCTGTGCTGAGCTTGTTTTTCTCCCGCTTGGCTACTGCTGATAACGAAATCATCTCATACCTCCGTCAGTTCAATCTTACCGCTCCAATACGACAAGGCTTTGTTGCTCCATTTCTCCACATTTGTGATGCGAACCTCAACCAGTTCTTCATCCGGGTTCATGTAGTCGTAAGCGATATCGATGGAATCCGGGTCTGTCCACATAAAGGAATTGGCTGAGAACTTCGCCTTATGGACAACGAAGTCCATCAGCCTCAAATAATCCTTGCGGGTAATAGCATTCCATGTAAGTGTCCACTTTCTTCGCGACCGGGTGAATTTTGAACGGGACTGCATAGAGCCATCTTCAAACTTGGAGGTGATGGATGTATTCTCAAATTCTTCCTCAAACGGCCACGCCGGAGCTGGCAGATCATCAGGCCAGTATAATTTTGTACTCATGTTGCTGCCACTCCCTTAATCATATTGCGAATGCCGTTCCGATTGGTTGCCACTGCGTTTAGGACAACGCCGACTACCCACTGCTCACCATCCCATTGGGACGAGGTCTGTTCAGCTTTGATTTCCGAGCCCGTGTTATTGGTTACATTGACCACTACATTGCCACCTTTATTATTGGTGTAGGAAGCCGGGGCCTCAATGCCACTCACCCGCGGAGCTTTAGGCGCGGCAAAACCACCTGCGGCAAACTTACCAGCATTCATCGCTTCCAGAATAGGCGCATACATCTTGGTGGCTTGAGCCGTCATAACATATTCACCATTGGACAACCATGCTGGAATGGAATCGGATTTGCCGGTACCAGGCCCGGAAATATAACCGCCAGATGCATGGCCTTCTACTTTGCCGCCACCGGAAAAATGAAGCCAACCGGATAGGCCTTCCATCCACGATGCCGCCAGTCGCTGAGCCGCAATCTTGGCCATCATGTTAAGGATACTCTTGGCAAAATCCGAAAACGCTTCAGAAGCGCTTTTGGTACCACTGATGAAATCGGAAAGCATATTCCCCATTTCATTTTGTACCTCATCCAAGGAATCAATGATATTGTCCTGCCAGCTCTTAGACAGCACCTGCAGATTCTTTTGAGTAAAATCGGCCAAACTCTGCAAGGCCGCCTTTTGCTGTTCAGCAGCCCATTTATCCTTATTGACGCGGTAATCTGCAAGGATACCGGCGACATTGCCCTCTTTTTGCATGTCACTAATAATTTTGCTGTGTACCTTTTCCTGTGCTTTCAGCCGTTCATTTTCGGCCTGCTGCAATTTGGCATAATATTCAGCAGCAATCGCTTCTTTGGTTGCGGTATCATGTTCATCGATCATCAGCTCTTTTTCCTTTTCCTCCCGCTCTCTGGCCAGCTGATTTTTGGTAATGGCATATTTAATATCCGCTTGTGCCGCATAGTCTTTTGTCGATTTGGCAAAAGCTTCCTGCGCAAGCAGATTAAATTCTGTCATCGCTTCCTTATGCTTTTTGACCACATCCGTCGATAGCAGTTGCTGGTACTCGGTTACCTGCTGACGCAGTTTTTGAATCAGGTCAGCATTGGCACCGGCTGCAGCCAATTCATTTGTCTTGTTGTTTTTATCTTCGACCTTTCCGGCAATCTCAGCCTGTTTCTGCTGATATTCCGTGCCCTTATGCGTGGCAAAGAACTTTTGCATATCCTCGTAGAGGTCTTCGGCCTTCTTCTGTGCCTTTTCCTGAGCTTTTGCGGCTTTTTCTGCGGCATTATCAGCAGATGACCTGCCACCACCAGAACCGCCGCCACCTTTGGAGGCAGCGCCACCACCGGAAGGCGTACTCTTAAAGCGATAGCGTTTTCCTTCGGAGGCTTTATTTGGCGATGGATTGACCGGGCCGCTGTTCCCGCTGGTAAGACTGAAATCACCGTTCATACCCGGCAGAGAATTCCACATTTCCTTGATTGGGTTTACCACATTATCCGCAAACCAGCTGGCAAGACCGCCAAAGACACCAACAATATAGTCATAGGCACTTTGGAAGAATTCCTTGATGCTGTTACAGCAATCATCAGCAAAATTAGCGACCGGGCTCCAAACCGTCGATTCGAACCAATCTGCAACACCTTGCCATAATTCTTCCAAATAATCCAAGGCCTCCGAAGCTAATTCGGAAATATAATTCCATGCTGCCAAAACAACATCCGATACACTGGCCCATACCGATTGGAAATAGTCGATAATCGGACTCCATACAGCCGTCACAACATCGAAATAATCGCTGATAATTTCACCAATTGCGTCCCAAGCTTCGCTGACAATATCGGTAACCGAATCCCATAAATCCGAAAACCAATCCGCCAAAGCCGACCAAACAGATTCAACTGACTCCACCACAGAAGACCATGCTTCCTCTAAACCGGCAACAAAATCGGAAACTGTCTGGCTGACCGAATCAAAGGCAGCGCTGGCCGCTTCCTTGATGGAATCCCAATTCGTCACCACCAGTGCAATACCGGCGACAATAGCGGCAAACAAGGCTGTGTATGGATTGACCAGAGCCAAAGCATTAACCAGCCGCTGCGCTGCACCAAAAGCATACATTCCTGCAGTTGCCAAGGCTTCCCCCGATGTTACTGCCGCCCAGGCACCTGCCACTGCCGTCAGAATCGTATACGAGGCGTACATGGTGCCAGCGAATACCGCAATATTCCCCAGCAGAGTGGCGTTTTCCTGAATCGTCGTCTTCAGGTCATCGAATATCTGTTTGACTGAAGTGAACGCGGCCACCACCGTATTGGCCACACTGCCCGCCAAGGGGCTGATATTGGTTATTTCATCCAGTATGGCCGTTATGGGATTACCGCCATTGGCAATCGTGGTATTGATGCTTTCGACATAACCGCGAAAAATCTGCACCATGTCCCCCAGCTTGCTGACCGTCCCACGAACATCAAATACAGAATCCAAAATATTGCCGATACCGACCAGGGAATTGCCTGCCATTTCCTCAAGATTGGCAAACGCGGCTTTCAACGTGCCGTTCATATTTTCCGTGGCGCCCTTGGTTCGCTTTTCAATACCATCGTACAAAGCATTGATAGCGTCCTGTGCTAACTGCCCCTTGGAGCTCATTTCCCGCAGTTCTGCGACAGGTTTCCCCATCGCTTCACTCAATAATTGCCAGGCGGGAATGCCATCATCATTTAAGGCGTTCATATCTTCAGCATTGATGCGCCCCTCAGAAGCCATCTTGGTCAATGCATCAGTACAAAGACCAATCTGATTCTCAGTCAGGCCAAAAGCCGAAGCGGCATCAACAATCATCCGCATCTGTCCGATTGCTTCATCCGCTGAAGCTCCCACATTTATCCACTTGCGGGCCATGGGAATCAGGGCGGAACCACTGAAAGCGGATTCCTCCCCCAATTTCTGCATAGAAGCAACCAGTTTCTGCATTTCCTGATTGCCCATCTGGAAGGTCAGGCCTTTTTGGAGGACTTCCATATCCGCTGCGGCCTTTAATGCGGATTTACCGATTTCGGCAATGGTTCCCACCGCAAATGCCCCAGCAAGAGCCGCTTTAACACTGCCGATAGCGGAAGTAAGTTTCTCCATTCCCTTGGCTGCCCGCTGTGGGCCGTCATTGTTACCCAAATCCTGCAAATCTCTTTGAAGTTCTTCCAGCCGCCGGATTGCTTCAGCGTTATCTGCTGTAATGTTAATCTGTATTCTGTGCTGTGCCATTTTGTCGCCTCCTTTCCTGCTCTTCCGCAAATTTTCTCAGACTGTCGGCCTGTTCCTGGCTGACTTTGACCGGGGAGCCATTACCAAAATCATCCGGCAACAGCTTTTTGACCGTAACCGGATGTTTGGGATGTCCTGCAGCATTGATGATAGGCGCCGTTACAAAGTTCGCATAAAAGATACGTCGGCGCTTCATCCGTTCCTCATAACCGCCTATTCTCATATTCAACTCATAGGGAGTAAGACGGCCAATCTCATCCCCGGTCAAATTCAGCACACCATAACAAATAGGCAAAACATAAGTCAGATAGTCATTGAATGACGTTATTTCGTGACCTTGCGTTTTGCCTGTTTCACGTTTTTTGGTATGCTCACCGGGTCGCCATCTTTATCCACCAAGCCTGCCTTATCGCACATCTTATGCGAAAATTCGTTTCCGAGGAAGCCGGACAAACCAATCAGAGCCATGAATAACAAGGCAAAATCGGCAATACCATTTTCCATTTCATCAATCGCCTGCTCGGCCAGCGCTTTGGCTTCTTCGCGCTCCATCCGCTCGCCACCGCCCTGCAGGGCAATCTGGAATCCGTCTATCAGCAGGCTGATTTTCGGTATTTTATTGCCAGTTACTACAGCGACAAGAGATTCACCCGCACGGGCTTCCAATTGTTCGAGTCCGGAAAGAGTAAAGGCGAGAAGATGCTCCTTCTCGCCAATCTCTAAATGGACCCGACGCGAAATACGTTCGTAATACATTTAGATACCTCCACTATTCATTAATGCGTGTCTGCACCGGCTTTTACATCATCGATGCTGGAAAGGCCGGTATAAAAAGTCGGTGCGCCGATGCCTGCCAAGGTGACCGAGAACGTTGCCATATCATCATGCGGCGTGCTGTCGGAAAGTTCCGTGATGTTGTACCAGTTGCGGCCTGCGGTACCATTGGCTGCATAGCGGCAAAGGTCAACAGCCTCACCCTTGATAAAGGCATCCTTCAAGGCGGTATAGCCTTCATCCGACTTACAGATAATCCCTTCCAGCGAAAGCTCCGTGCTCTTGATGCCGGCATAGGTTTCTCCCCAGCCGCCCGAACTCTTATTCGAAGCATCGATGGAATCTGCGCTCATATCAAAATCCGCCGTTGTCTGGCCACCGATAAGCGTCCAGGACGGCGCATCGTAAGTAGCCGTTGTGGTATCACCGTAATTGATGTACAGCAGCACTTCTTTGCCCTGCAGCTTATCTGCTGTCGCGTCACGTTTTACACGTCCATTCGGCATTTGTTTCACTCCTCTTCATATTTCACAATATACGTTATCACTGCGGTACCAATATTGGTCACGCCCTTTGCTGTACCGAACACAATGGATTCCACATAAGAATCCTGCGCCCAGTCATCGAGCCGGTATTCTTCGGCCAAAACCTTCCGCACAGCCATAGCGTAATCCTCAACCAATGTCGTATTGGTATCGCCTTTTGCATTCGGACAAATAATCTGCAGGCCAAAAGTGGCTTCCGCAATCCGTTCGTCCTTGTCATAGGGGCTGTATCGGACCTCATCACAGATGATGAAGCCCGTCAGCTCTTTTGGGAACGTCGCCCCCATAATTGATACTTTCCATGGAATATCCGGAACCCTGTCTTCCAGTATCGCCAACAGGGCATCCGTAATCCTTCTAAGCGATGCTGGTTCCATCATGCACGGGACAGACGAATTATCCCGACACCACCTTTTCCTGCGCCACTTGTGTTCTCCACGGCAAAAGAAGCATAGTCTAGCTTTGCCTCAAGTTTATCGGCCAGCTCATTATAGAGCTTGTATTTTTGCAGATAGATATCCTCGGAACGATTTCCATCCACCATGACCGTAGAATCAGAACCGACCATAGCCAGCGCCCTGGTTCTATATGCCACCACCACGCCGAAACGTTTAATGATTTCGGAGCAGGGAATGGCAATTTCATCTTCTGCCAGCCCAAAGCCAAGTGCCAGCGTTTCCAGATAGCTGTTGGCATAGGTAATATCCGACTCTTCACAGGTCAGGATATTGTCCGTGGAGCAATCCTCAACTGTGATAAACTCCAATGCCATAAAATCACTCCTCACCAGTTCCTTATCACATGGTCAAATCTCGACACAATGGCAGGTTCTTCCGCTTCCAGCGCATCATAAATAAATGGGTCTTCCGCTGTTCCCGGATGTTGTACACGCCGGGCAAAAGCAAAGCCGGAACCTGTCGGCCAGCGCAAAGCAAGCTTTCGCCTTGGCACGATGGTATGCGGCCTGGTGCCCTCATGCAGATAAATCGTTATCAGGCGGGTAGTTCCGACCTCACCGCTGACGCCTGTTGCGGTAACCTGTACTGGAGATGCCTCTATCGACCGTTCCGTTTCTCCCGTACGTGTCGTAAACCGATGATGAGCCCTTGCACGCTCCTGC